GTGAGAATTGTATTCAAACTCTTTGATGTAGTTGTCAAGAGTGGCCGCATCTGTTATACTGCGGCGTGCCAAATATGCTTCTAATCGTGATTGGTAACCATCTTGCGGAAACATTTCGGCTAGACGCTCAAGGATATTGAGCATGAATTGTGTAATAAACATTTTGTCCTCTATATATGTGTGTTTATTGTGCGACCGCACAATTTTATTTATCAAGTTGATCGTTGTTGTCTAAGTACTTCTGTAAGTCGTTATCGTATAAACTAAGAGTCACGCTGGTAGCTTGATCAAATAATCTTAATTCATTTTTGAAACTTATGTAGTAGGGACAAGGAAAATATTTCTCCATCTGTAGGAGCATTTTTGGTAGTAAAACTGTATCAATTTGGTGTCGATAATGCTGAATTTCAGCAGTCTTGGTGCAGAATTGAAAGCCTGTTTGAGTTAGACGCATACTAGCCGCATTTAAAGGATTAAAGAACCAAACTTTTCGAAAGTGGTCGATGTTGTCTTTTACACTGCCAAAGAAAAAGCTATTAGCATATAAACTGCTATTATCAATAAGCCAACGAGTGAAAGTTGGTTGATCTAGGCGCACTATTGTTGGTAAATTACCGAACCTTGATTTAACAAGACCACTGTAAACTTATCGGTCTTAAATTGACTGTTTAATTTTTTAGCTAGACTGATTGCATGGCCAGGGTTCGAAAAACTGACCTTACGATACTTTGGACCAGGATAGCTAACTAGAATATTCTGTGTCTTTAAGTTGACCGGACGACCATCATAGTATACTGCCCAAATGCCCTCACTGGCCAATACTTGATCACTCTTGTAAGTAACTTTGTCTAAGGTCTCTAGAATAACTGTGGGCTTGGGTCTACTCATTGCACTTCCTTGAATTTACAGTATTATTTATGCGTACTTAATTGCTCTAAACAATCAAGTTGAGCACGTTCTGTGGAGAAAGGGCCATGATATTGATTACGCTGTAGAATAATTTTTTTAGGACAGAATTCTCGAATCCATTCGTTTTCGTAGCGAACTAGATAATAACCTGCACAATAATAGCTTTTACTTTTACGACTTGTGGTATACAAGGGTAATCGTAGCTTAAGGTCGTAAATGGCATTGTAAGGAGTGCCCCGACTGGGATAATCATAAACCGAGTCTACTGACCTTGTCTGAGTCTTCTGTCCACTAACAAATCGTATATTATGAGCAGTGCCCAGCACCTTGATGCTGGGATATTTAAGTCTATGATTGTCCTGCACTAATACAACGCCATCATCTGCGGCTTGTACTGTGCCAATTTTACGACCATCGTGTTCAACGATCCAATATTTATTTTTTACTACAGGTTTGGCTTCTATGGTCATGTTGTTCCTAATTATAAGCAGCACTAAAAATTTCTGCAAAACTTTGACTGTTTTCACTTAATTTTTGCAAGTCATAACGCCCACAAAACTTGAGAAACTGAGCACCAATCATGGGTCGATCACGTTCTTGTGAACCTAGTGCAATTGTTTCTGCTATCTTTACTTTAACCTCATCGGGTTGAGCTTGTAGATCCACTAGCACACGATTACGCTCATAGTCATCTAATACACGATGTTCATTGCCTTCATGATCGGTCCATCGTTGGAGCATTAGGTTATTCCAGTTAAAACCTTTGTTTGACCGATCAGCGAACGCCTCCATTAAACCAACACGATTTCGGGTGCCTTGTGTACGTACACCAGGGTATGCAGAAAAGATATTGTCAGTGGGATCACCACGCATACATTTTTCAAATAAGATCCAGGCTGGATCCGGAATGCGTTTGGGTTCTTTGGTCTTTTTATCAATAACCAACTTGCCCTTACGATCAAATATACCTTCTAGTGTATGAAGTTCGTCGGCCACCCCATTATACTGCTTGACATTGCTAGCCAGTAATTGATGAAAGTCCGAGTCAGAACTAATAATTATGTTCATAGCCCAAGGATGTGCAGTGATCCAACCTGCTATAAGATCATCTGCTTCTAGCTCTGGATGTCGCAATACTGTGCAATTGGTACGAGTGTCTAGGAAGTCTTTTAATGCGTCTAGACCTTCCCAAAACATACGATCTTCTTCGGCTTCACGCTCGGTTAAGGCAGCACGACTTTCTGTACGATTACGCTTGTAAGGCGGATAAAAGTCTTTGCGCCAGCTACGACCTTCATTAAAAAATACTACATGATCGGCACGTTGATCACGCCAGCATTTGTTTACGCTACTCAATGTGACATGAATAGCAAAGGCCACCTTTTCTTCAGCTGAAGTTGCACGGTGGGCCGAGTGGCGAGCACGAAAGTACATGTTCGCTAGATCAATAAGTAGATATGTTTTCATGTCGTTATAGTAGCATATAACGACGCCTAGGTCAACTAACTTCGGATCGGCCGGAACCTAAGTTGCGTCGCGTTACACGCCTAATTTCAGGATCTGCTTGTTCCTGTTCGTAAGTTTCCAAAACTACGTTGCGACAAATTTCCTGGAACCACCGATCCACAATAACATTTTCGGGTTCATTTGGTTTGAGTTGGTATCCTGCTCTTACTAATTGCGCTAAAAATTTATCATTCCAATCAAGTTCAAATGCGCCCGACCCAATGTTATCAGGGTCAAGTTCTACGCTGAGAATACTGATGTACGGGTCACCACGCTCGTCTGCAAGTTCTTTTGCAGTTTTAGTGGGTTTAGATGAGCGTGTTTTTTTAGGCTTAGCTTCGGGAGCAGCCACTGGTGGCTGCTTGGTACCAAAGGCGTTTCGAATACGATCTAGGAAACCCATTAAGTTCCCCACTCGTTCTTGAACAAGGGTACTTGAAGTCGATCACTATAACGTAAGCCATGTTTCATACAAGCCAGTGCTACATTTTTGTTATTTAGGCTGTACACTGATTCTACACCACCTACAGGCATAAGATATACTTCACCCTTAAACCCTTCATCTCTGAAGGTAATAGTAGCTGCAAGTGCATCATAGATATCTTGTTCTGTGGCTACAACAAACTTAAGATAAGTCCACCCTACCTGCTCGTATTGGCACACGATGTCAGGCTTGATAGCATCTTCCCAACGCTCACCACTGGCAGGCAATTTGGCACTGACAGAGAAGGTGATTTCTCTATCCTCTCGGTTAGCCCAAGAGGTCAAGTACTGCTTGAAATCTTCTGTTAGGCGTTGAGTTCCATTAGTTTCAAACGTGATCTCAGTTAAGTCGTTCATGAACTCATTGTCGAGTAAGTCCGGAAACGCACGTTGCCAACCTAATAAGGGCTCACCTCCAGTGATTACTAAGTGTTCTCTCATCCACCTTTTGTAGGGTAAGAGTTCTTTAATGCGTTCAACGATCGCTTCTGTTGTAAGTAACGGTGAAAGGTCTTTGAACCTAGGATCCCAACTAGCGTAACTATCGCAACCGGTACTAACAAGTGGGAGATCTCTATACTGCTTAAACTCTGCAATACGATCTGCAACTTGGTTTCGTTCATTTGATTTTTCTCCTCGTGGCATTCCAAAACCGTCACAGGTAAAATTACAACCGAATGTTCTTAAGAACACACTGGGCACTCCCATATATCGGCCTTCTCCTTGTACGCTATAGAATAACTCACTGATCTTGATTTTGCTCATCTTTAATTCCGAAATGATTGATTATGTATGACCCAGGCGTAAATGCGGGGCACTGGTAATTCATAACAGGACTATGATTTACTACACGAGCACATTCTAGCACAATTAGTTCAATAAGTCTACGAGTACGCTCGGGTTCATATGTTCGACTGAATCCAGCTTGTGCTATGAGTTGTTGAGCAAGTTCGTTATTCATTTTTGAAATAATGCTCTAGTACTTCTAACTTATCATGGTACTCGCTGATGTGTGCTAATTCTGCTTCAATAGCTGACATAATATCAGTGTGTTCAGGTATAGCAATAGGATTAGCCAACATTACTTCAACATTGGTTACATGTTTAGTAATGTGGCTTTTAAGATGTTCTCGACTAGCTTCTAGTAAACGTTTACGCATTTTCATATATACTTGACCATTGTTTTAGTTTAATTTTTTTGGCTGCTGTAGCAGCAGCCAACCTATCCTTGTCCACAATTCCTTGTTCTACTAAAATGTCGATCATGGCTAGTACATCACCAATTTCTACTTCTAGATGTTCGGCATTAGTAGCTGGCTTACCTGGTTTGAAGTTATCTAACCCAAACCGAAAGCATTTGCTAACGGCTTGGGTAACTTCAGCACATTCCTCTTGTAGAATGAGCAGTGTTTCTCTAACTCGATTATCCATTGGATGTTTCTTGTTGAGCTAATTTTTGTTGAAGATGATTTAGTAACAAACCATATGCTGGTAAGATCACTAACAAACTAACAATGACTTTGCTAATTGAGTTATTGGTAGCAACGATGTGCCAGTTAGCTGCCATGAACTCATTTTCTCCTCCGGCAAATGCTGTGAAGAAGAATACATAAGTATCAAGGAATGTGCTCACAACGGAACTCAATGCTGGCGCAATCCACCAAGTTTGATACTTTTCTCTAAAATACTGAAACACATAAACATCAAGCAAGTTGCTAACAAAGTAAGCCATACCTGATCCTAGGCCGATTCTAAAAGCGACCGAATCCGGAGCACCGCCGGCTTTGACCACAGCCATACTAACTAAAATAGCAGGGATAAATGCCAGGGCAATTACAGCTCGCCCGGTTTCTTTACCCAACAATCGTACAGTGAGGTCGGTTAGAACTACTACCAGTGGAAAGGTAAACGCTGCTGCTGCCAACGGCGCACCAAACACAGTGAACTTGAATTGAACAATATAATTGCTAATAGCAATAATAATGATGTGTAAGAGCATTAGTTTATAGGCTAACCCTCTGTCAACACCTGCTAAAATACGATCTAACATAATTTCTCCTTGTTATAGATCTTCGAAAAGATCTTCGTTCCATTCTCTATGACCTTCTCTGAAAGCCATATTACTCTGTGTCTCTCTAACTTCTACTCGATAGCACCATAAACGATTATGCTCGCCTAAACCCCACATTTCAGGAATGTAAACACCATTGACATACTTGTAAAGCATATCGGCTAAGCCTTCACAACCTAACTTAGGTAGTACAGTGAGTTTAGCAAGTTTTTTAGATTCTAGCAACTTAAATGTTTCAAATTCTGGATCATCGCGGGCTACCAATAAGGTATGGTCAAATTGATCTTCTAGAATCTTTTTGAGTTCCTTAAGACCGCCATAATCAGCAGCCCAATTGCGTACATCTAAGTCATTAGTGCCAAAGTAAAACCTCATTGAAAAGCTATATCCATGTATTAGGTTACAGTGACTATCTGCTCGCCACTGCCGATACGCACATGGAAACGCATCGTGGTACTCTTTAGTTGATGTAAATTTATAACTAACTGGTCCCTTATATGGGAGATTTTCTTCTAAATGTTTTATTAAATCGTGAGTTGATGATTTTGCCATCTCTTGCCTCCTTATAGCAGAGTAAGTTTGATGACATGCAGAATTTATAGAGCGGGGTGAATGTCAAGGCCGCTTACTACTTAAGCGGTCTTCATATGTTCGCGTAGACGATCCCAGTCTATGGCAAAGTCAACTTGGCCACTGGGATGAACTGTGCGTACACTATAATTACCAACATATACGCCAGGTTCCTCGGGCTTGACTTCAAATAACTCAGTCTTAACCTTAGCTGGTTTCTTAGGCTTTGGTGCAGACTCATGTACCTGTGCGGCCTGTTTTTTAGTCAAAGTACCATCATCTTTTGGATACACTGCTTTTGCAGGTTTCTTAGTTGCCATTATCCATGTCCTTTCATTGATAAGCAAATGTCGTAAAACTCTTTCTTTAATGCTGGATCAGTTTGGAACGCACCCAACATGATTGCTGTGGTCATATCCGACTCATGTTCC